AATAATTATCATGTCTGACGGTTCCTGATAGACACCAGATAAAACATAAGGTATTATCTCTTAGGATAGGACAAAGAATGTTCACCTCCTTGGGAAGTCACTTCTGTGACTGATACCTGCAATAAAGTCAATTAGTCCATTCGACAGGGTTTTATGTTTTAGCTGGTTGGGAGCCTGAAGGCCATACCCGAATAACACGCTAGGTTGTGTACCTGCCAGATTGGAAATGGATTCCTATCAGAAAGGGGCTATTGCTCATGTCAAACAAAGTTATTTTTAATCTTGATGAACTATTCATCTCTGTTGGTATTGATGTCGGTGCTGATTTCTCATGGATGTCTATAGCACTTCCAAACCAACAATTCGTAGGAAAACCTTACAAAATCCTACATAACAGTATTGATTCCCTTACAACCGCTGTTTCTAAAATAAAAGAAGCAGAAGAGTTGTATTCTTTGGAAAGTCGCATTTTCCTCGAATCCACGGGAATTTATCATTACCCACTCTTCTGCTATCTTCGTGATAAGGGTTTTAACTGCTCGGTTATTAATCCTATCATCACTAAGAATAGCACAAATATCAACATACGAAAAGTACATAATGATCGTTTTGATTCTAAAAAAGCTGCTTTGGTTGGTTTGAAACCTGATTTAAAGGTTTCACTTATGCCTTCAGATCTTGCTCTAAACTGCCGTAACCTATGTCGTGAATACTACGATTTAATTGATAATCGCAGTGCCTATGTGAATAAGCTTCAGGGTGAATTACGCATGGCGTTTCCACAGTATCTTGGCATCTTTTCCAAGGTTACTATCAACACTTCTCTTACATTATTGGAGACTTATACCTCTCCATCAGCTTTTCTTAAAGTAGACAAGCAAGAGATTATTGATATCATCAAATCCACAGCTCGATTTGGGCTTACATATGCTCAAAATAAGTATAATGCCATAATTCAGGCGGCAACTGATGCAAATCAGTTTGGTTACATCATAGACAGCAACATCAAGCGTATTCGCCTTTATATCAGCTTCATACGTAAATATGATGAAGAAATCAACAGCATTCTTGAATCACTCCACGAGCTTGTTGATGCTAATGAAGATTCTGACTTTGTCAAGCAGATTCATTTGATTGAAACTTTCAAAGGTGCTGGTTTCTTGTCTGCTGTATCCATTATGGGGGAGATCGGTGACTTTTCAGCATTTTCAAAGCCCAAACAACTTTTCGCTTATTTTGGTCTTGATCCATCAGTAAAGCAATCCGGTAAATTTGAAGGCACCAAGGTTCAAATGTCTAAGCGTGGTTCTGCCATAGCTAGACGTGTTATTCACACGTTAACCTTACAAAGCATCAGTATCTCCCGTAATAGAGAAGCTAAAAATCCAGTTCTTCGTGAGTACTACCTCAAAAAATGTGACTCAAAACCAAAGCTCGTAGCAATGGGAGCTGTTTCACATAAGGTATGCAATATGATATTTGCAATACTCAGAGACAACAAACCATTCAAAATCATTGCTCCTCAGGAGCATATCAAACAATACAATTCTGCTAAATGCGACATAGCTGCATAAAATACTATGAACCCAATGAATCAATATCTTTCAAAAAACGATATTTTCACCAAGGGGAAAGTCCGCCCTTTTTTAGTCAGAAAATAAAATAGATTTTTTCTCATTTAACTATTGACATTTATTAGCTGGACTTTTTCTCAAAATATGTCTGTTTTTTGTGTATAATTTGCATATTTTTTAACGGTTTTCATTAAAAAAATAACTGTATTTTTGTGTTCTTCAAAAAAATTCTTCTTAAAGTAATTTTTGAAATTGGTACCCCTTGCCCTTTTCACGCGAGATTTCAAAATTTTTTCCGGAGTCATGCCCACATGCCCGTTCGCCATTCAAGAAAATTTCGCAAAAATTGACCGGGGGGGGTATTACCAACGCTCCCGGCTCGCAAGTTTCTTTTTTCTTTTGAACTTGTGAGGCACTCTGCCATGTCTGATGTTGTGACAACGAACGCACAGACTAATAAGATTGTCATTGTCCAATGCAAGCTCCGGATGCTCCTTCAGTTCCTGTATGTGATGTACCTGCTCCGCCCTTGCTATCTTCTTTTCTTTCTCCGGCAGCCATTTTCCTTCTGCCACAGCCTTTTGGATTCTTGCCCTGCAGTCCTGACACTCAAAGCGATCCCGCTTTAATATCTCTATTCTTTTAGTTTGCCATGCCTTACTGTCATAAAACTTCTTTGCTTCTGTATCTGTCATTATTCCAAAATAAAAAGGACCAGCCCTTTTGCCAATCCTTTATGCTTACACTATATCACACATCAAACGGACAAAACGGACAACTTTATTTATTTCCTTTCTGAGACTGCTGCAGATATCTGTCATGTTGCTTGCGCGCACTGTCGGCTGTAATGCCTATCTTCTGTGCCACTGTGTTCCAAGAATAGCACCTGACATGACGATACAACATAATCTGTCGAACGACTGTGTCGTCTATTGATATAATCCATGAGATAATTCTGTCCTGCTGCTGATTGAGCTTTCTCTTCTTGGCTTCAATCAGCTCTCTTACACTCACAGCCTTAATTGCCAAGTCTGCCATCTGGTCACTGCTTCCAGTTCCCGGAGTGAATGGCAAGCCTGTAATCTGCATTGCTTTTCCTTCCGCTTTGCTTTCAATCAGCTCCAGTTGTTCTTCCCACATCTTGATTTCTTTTTTGATATAATATACGCTTGTTAATTCTTTCTTCGTCATTTGTCACTCCTCAATTCCGAACCATGCGAGCATAGATATAAAACGCTGCATTGATACCATTGTACCTAACCTCTGCATCCAGGAACTTGTATCCCGGATATTCTTTGATGAGTTCTGTCTCTAATACTGTGTGGTCTTTGGCCATCTTCTCAACACGGCGCTTCTTGAACTTGCTATAGCTCTTTGTCGGCTCCGGTGGCTTCTTTAAGTTTCTTGAGCTCACCCACCGCTTAGTACCGTGTGGATTTCTTGATATATATTCTCCTAAACCTGTGATGAGAAAATCATCATCAGGTGATATTCTTCGTGTGTTTGGTCTGTCGCATTTCTTCCAGAGCGATTCCAGCTCGTCTCTGTCCATGCCGTCTCCGGTCATGAGAATGTGAAAGTGTGGTCTCACATATCCATCAAATGCGAGCACGTATATGTACTTGATATTTTCCAGTCCTTTTCTTTTTCTCCGGTAATTTATCTTTGCTATAAAATTCTTGATATCTTTTCTCGCTCTCTCTTCGTCTGCCGGAAGCTTGTCATCATTCCACCCGAACGTGCACCACAGGTCACCTTTTCCAAAGTTGATATTCCCGAGCCTTATAAGATACCGCCTTGCATTTTTATCGTTTAAGTTTTTTTGAGCTTTGCTTGATGGTCTCTTTTTGGTCTTCGGCATATCACTGAGCCTTGGGTAGCTTGGGTATATCTGGGCTTCAAGGAGAGTGGTCTGTGACTTTATGTTGGTGCACTTCGTGGTGGCTGTTCTGTACAGGCAGTTTACCTTGCCCTCTTTGAGAAGCTTCTCAAGCCTCTCCTCCTCGGTGTCATCTATGTATTTTTTGAAAGCCTCTTCGTAGTCGTAGTTGTCGTATCTTCTCATACTGTGTACTCTTAAATATAAAAATCCCTCATTTGTTAATACCCATTACGAGGACGGTAAAGAATTTTTACCTATATATTATGGGTTTACTGCTGCCTCTGTGCCGCTCTTATCTTTCTGTTGTATTCAGCCTGATACAGCAGCTTTTTGTCCGTTGTTAGAACGACTCGTTTAAGAGTTGTCTCATACTTTTTCAATTTCTCGCACGTTTGTTCCCAATCTTTCCATATTGTATCGGTTATGTTTCTTTTCATGGTTTTTCCTTTCCTCTATATATGTAGAGACACAGCCTGCTTGTGCAAGCTGTGTACACATGTCTTGTAATATCTGCAGGTCGGTGTGCAGTCGATAGAATCAAATTTACATTTTTGGGGTTTTATCGGTTTCATACCACTCAGTGTTCTGCTCTTCAACTGCTGCCTCCTTTAGTTCATATCCCATGCACTTTACCGGTCTGCTTGGTTTACCGCATTTTTCGTAGTACTTACAGTTTATGCATTCATTTCTGTTCATTTTGTTGTTCCTTTTCTTCCTGAATCTTATCGTATTCTCTAATCAATAGCAGTCCTATCACAAACTCTGTTGTTCCGATCAGGACAATCGTTGAGAGAATTCCATATACTATAAAATCTATTCCTGACATATTATTCCTCACTTTCTAATAACTCTGGATTGTCAAATATATTGCCGATAACTTCTACACATTTTCTTTCTTCC